GTCGCACAGAAAGGCGCACAAGTCAACTAATGCGTCCATCTGAGCCTCGGGCACATCCTCACCCAAACCATCATTAATAATTGATACCCCAATGAAGCGGGAGTTAGCACTGATCTTTCCTGGTTTCGATGCGTCACCCAAAACAGGAAGGTTTTTCTGTGTTCTTGTTAATACTGTTTGTAAACCACGGCCAGCGTGATTAGCTTTCACGTTCTCAGCAGTCAACTTGACAATGGTACCATCACGTTTTATGAGGTAGTTATATAAAGGTCCAGGCACCTTGTTGACGCCACGAATACATAGGGCGACCACGTTGTCGGGGTCAGCGTTACGATTAGAGGCGGTGTGGTGTACGACTATGCCGAAGGGTTTTAGTGGCCGACCGGTATTAACTTTGCCGGGTGCGTCTACGAGTTCCATCAAAATGGAGGGTTATCGGCAATCAAAACCCAAGTAAGAGAATCTTCATCCCAACGGTAAGGAGACTGCTCCATATCAGGATGGTCTGGCCCCAAAATGCCCGGTAACTTATCGGTCCACGATCCTTCAGGCATTGGAGTAGGTGGCTGCCACTCGTAGTTATCGTCAAGGGACCACGATGGGAATGGCTGAGAGCTAATAAAAACATCGGCTGAAGAATCGTAGCTGTACCCGATGCCGGGGAACTGTTTGCGAATGTTGTGGTTGTAAGAACACTGAACCCATGTCCCCCCTAGACCGCAGTCATTGGCGAGAAACTCTTGCCCTCGGTGTTCTTGTTCGTTAGCAACAACCAGTATTTCTTCAACGATTCCGTTTTCGATCTTTGCGAAGTGAGCCATGATTATGCTGCCACTCTAAACACGATGCAACCGGAGCCACCGGCAGCAAGAGTTGGGCCTCTCCTAGCTCCACCACCACCGCCAGTATTAGCTACCCCTGCATCACGGCTACTACCAGCACCACCAAACAAATAGCCGTGGTCTGTGTCGTAATAACCGCCTCCCCCTCCTCTGGCAACACTGTCATACCAAGTGTCGCCACTCCCTCCCCACCACGCACCGTCGGCTCCTGGGTTACTCCCCATTTCAGTAGCGCCGCCACCACCGGAAGCTACCGTAACACTCGAATTGTTGGAGCCATAGCCTTCAACTGGGGTGTAGCCACCCTCGTTGCCAGCCGCACCGCTAGAGTTCCAGCTATTTTGCCAATAAGCGGCACCACCAGCAGAACCCCCCGTCGCAGCGGAAGGAGCAAACGACCAAGCACCATCACCGCCGCCGGTAGCAGTAAGAGTTGACCACCCAGAACCAGTGGCTTGGGCGATAGAACTATTCACTCCCTTACTGCCACGGGCATCGGAAGCGCCTCCGGCACCACCAGCACCAACAGTGCAGGTATAAGTGCCCTCGTATATCGTTATCGCATCTTTAGTGCGGTAACCACCGGCACCACCAGCAGAAGTTCCAGTATAACCCCATTGGCCTCCGCCGCCTCCGCCACCAGCAACCAGCAAAAGATCAACCTCGCCTTCACCAGTAACAGTCAGAATGGCAGTCGTGTTAAAGGTGTAATAGTTGTAGCCACCAGATGACGATTCTGTACCACCAGATAATTCCACACCGCCTGCTCCAGCGGCACCCAGCAACGCAGCTTTTTCAACCCCGAAAGGCATTAGGTCATATCCTGCCCAGCGACAAACCCATACCAAGTAGGTGTAGCGCCGCCATCAATGGTCATAAACGTAAGAATATCTATGTCGGCAGCCCCCGTACTTAATGTCGGTGCAGTACCGCCAGCCCATTTCACGAGAGTAGTAGCACCACTCACCTGAAATACTCCAGCACGAGAACCGGAACCGTCCTGAGTTAAAATCAGGGTAAGGCTCGTACCGGCTTGAAGACCGGAAGCGGCAGGTAACGCAAAGGTCACCGTCGCAGAGTTCAACGTATGTGTTTGGACGTTGCCGTCAGTTTCATCAATCGCTGGTGCAGCGCCAGTGTCTCCACCGGCGTACACGGTTTCGGAATAATCCTTGTGAGTGACCGCCGACATCACTTGGTCGGCACCGGTAACAGCACCAGACAAAGTGGCTCCTGCAAGGGTCATTGACGTAAGCGTCGAACCCCACGCAGTAGTCGAAGCACCAGACCCTACAAGAACCTGATTCGCCGCAGCGTTAGAGTCAGTAATACCCAGTTTCGTCTGTAATGCCACAATCGCCAACGAACCGTTGCTGTGCAACAGATCGTGTTCGACGTTGGTTGCATCCAAATCCGTTGACGAACCCGGTTGAGGAAACTCAATCGTTACGCCGGGTGAAGCGCTCGTGTCGTCAAGGGTGGTGGGATAACCCGAGGTGGGGATCGCCATTATTTACTCCTACGGGGTGAGGTCAAGCGTAAAGATTCCGCTTGCATTCCAAGTAATTTTGAACGTACCAGAGGTGGTAGAGAAATCTCCACCGAAGTCAATAGCACAAATCAGAGGATCGTTAGTCAACGAATCATCATAAATAGCGGCGTAACGGGCACTCGTAATCGTGCTCGAAGTCCACTCGACATCCGCTGCGTCCCAAGTAATCGTACCGGCACTCGTAGCGAACGTGATAGAAGTCAACGACTCCCCACCAGCGCTATACCCGGCACCAGACACCTCGTTAGTCACATCAGACTTAATCGAATGGGTGCTGTAGTTCGGTGTCCACGAAGCTGTCGTCAACATACATTTGAAACGGTCAGCAGTCGTATCATTAAAATCGATATTAAAGTTAGCTGTCTGCTCCAGGTTGTATTCCATTGGCAGACAGAAAAGGCCACTAGCCACGGTTAGATCCTCCGGTCCCAGTTATGGGTTTGGGCCGAATCGTCACATTACCGTTGGTTTGACTGTTACCGGCCATCACTTCGTACTCCGCTTTTTCTTTTTAGTGTTCGTAACCCTTTTACCGGTCTTCGACGCATACGCACGAGCAGCTTTGCGGCCAGCCGTGGAGTAACTGAAATGTCTTGAACCGACTTTAGGCATAAGTCCTCGCTTCACAGCAAGAGTAGCAGGCTTGAATGGGGGAGCCGGGGAAAGGGGAACCCGACCCCCCCAAGCCTACGCAACAACTATCAGGTGTTGTCGCCTATGGATGAGGATGACTCAATCCGCTGCAATGCTGCTTGGCGGAAGATGGCATGACCCACCAGGTGGTACCAGCCCACAGGGTGGAACCGGCGCAGAGTATCGGTCACAGGACCGAACACGACGCTTGGGTCTTCCCCGAAGCCAGGAGCACGACTGAACGCTTTAGCTAGCGCCTGCCTACCAGCAACAAGAGTCTGGTAAACGTTAGTGGTGCTAGTAGCGCCAGCGTCATCCAATATGGGGGCACGAGGGTTTTCAATCCACTCGATACCACCAAACACGCCAATGGAGCCGTTGCGAACAGCGGCACCTTCTTGACGGATTTGGTATTGAATAACGTCAGTTACGGCGGTCTGCTCGCGCAGATCGTAGGAAACGTCCGGGTGGACGAGGCCAATGTAGTTGCCGTTTTCAAACCCTGGAGCTGAAGCTGTACGCAACTCCGCTACCGCTTGACGGCCTTCCTGAGCGCCAAATGTTGAAGCGTCAGAAACAGCGCCACGGGACGTTGGGCGTGAGCCCGCTGATCCCAGAGCGTAAATGACGTTAGTGCCAGCGTTAGCGACATTGGAAACAAGTTTGTCGATTGAATCAACCATGTTGTAACCAATAATGTTCGCAGCGTCAGCATCAACATTCAAGAACGATGTGCCACGCAGCTTCGCTGTAGTAATAACCGCATTACCGTATTCGGCAAGTGTCACGACCACAGTCGAGTCGCCCAAGGCGACGGCTGTAACGTCAGACGTTTCAGTCAAAGCTGAAGTGGCCTGAGCCATGTTGTCATAGATGTTGAACTGGACTGATGCCCCGTTATGGGTTTGCGCGGTTGAGCGCACATCAGCGATCATTTCATACATCGGTTGGGAACGGAAAGCGAAATAAGCAAGTTGCTGAAACGCCGCCGTATCAGAGGAAACGTCCCCTGTGCCTGTATAGGCCATTGTGAAGTCCTAAGGGTGAGGGACTCCACTGTTAGCTAGCCGGTTACTGGGCAGCACCCCACAGGTAACCTTCATTCTCCATCAACGCCCGAAGTTCTGCCTCGGTATTCGTTGCCGCTATACGAGAATTAAGATCGGCTTGTGACACCGGGTCACCACCTTCACCCGCCACAGCAATACGCTGCTCGGCGTCAAGTGCGTCACGTTTTATCGGTGAAGAACCGGATGCCGAAGCATTCGATCCAATG